TTTCTTTTTTCTTCTCTATCTCTCTTTTCACGATCTTTTAAATATTGATTAAGCTTCTCCTGAGTCGAACTACCACCTGCATAACCAATACGTCCACCTTCAGCATTTAATGGTCTATCTTTAGTGGCCAAATTTTTTTGTATATTTTCCATTTCTAATAAACCTTGGTCTGTAATTTTAGGACCAACTTTTTTTCCAAGTTGTTGTTCCAACATCGTTGCCATTTTGACAGCTGCCTTTTCTGCTGCTTCTTCTGACATATTTAATTCTTTCATAAATCTTTCTTTAACTTCGTTTACATAAGATGTTATTCTGTTATCAGCTTGTTTGATTCTTCTTCCAGTGCCAATAAGATGTTCAACCATACCAGCTCTATCAATTTTCATTTCTTTTGTGTAGTTTTCAATCATTTCTTTAGCAATTGAAGGTATACCTTCTGGTCTATTTAACATTTCATTAAATTGTTTTGGATTTATCATTCGTAACATTTCAGAAGGACTTTTTCCGTGCGAACTTCCTTTGGACATATATTTTAATAATTCAGCTAGAGTACGTTTACCTGCTGTTAGACCACCACCTAACCACATAGGCATTCTTTCATTTGTATCTTCTGCAAGTAAATAACTTAAACCGGTTCTCCCACCTTGTGCTTTTTTCTCTGGGTCCATGTCTTTCCATCTACCTTGATCAAAGTCTACTTTAATAACTTCACCAGGTTTTTTAATAGGTGGTGTTTGTTTTACAATAGGGGTATTTAAAATATTATCTAATTGTATGTCACTTGTAATTGAATTTACATCAATGCCTCTTCTAAAAAGATTTTCTCTAATTACCATTTCCCCCAAATCAATCTGACCTTTATTAGGTAATGCCATAATGCCTTCTTCATTTGTTTTTAGAAGTTGTTTTTTAACAAAATTTCTAATTGAAAAAATTCTACTTATTGCCATTAATAATATTCCCTTTTCCTAGGCGCTTTTTTTTCGTCTACATAATCTTCCGGATGGCTTAAGAATCCACCTTGTCTAAAGCGCATAACAGCTTGAGTCATACTATCAACTAAGTCGTCATGATCACCATGCGGGAATGCTGCACATTCTTCAATAACTTCTTCCGCAAATTTCTGGTCTGGCGCCCATATTAAACCAGATTCAAATAACGGAGCGCATGTATTTACTCTCACATGTTTATCATTTCCTTTGCTCGGTGTAAAGTTCTGAACTGGTATATCCATTTGACGAAGTTCGTAGGTTAAAGGCAGTCCTGATGCCTTTGCTTCGATGATAACAGACTCCGGATTCCAATATTTGTACTGCTCTAGAGCTAATCTTCGTAATTCTGGAAATTCATACCTTCCTTTGATGGCATCGACTAAAATTAGGTTAGCAGGTGAGTCTTCGTTAGGATAAAACACGCCCCAAGTGGTAATTGCACTAAAATCGGCAGTTTCTTTTTTCATAAACGCAGTATCGTACGATTGAATTACATAATGTAAGTTTGGAATGTAGTCTTCTTCCCATTTTCGCCACCATTCACGTTTTATTATCGCTCCTTCTTCAGAAGTTGGTCTTTGCATCCACTGAGCGTTCCATTTTCCGACAGGAAGTGTCGCTTTTACCTTTTCAAGCTCATCTAATTTCCAATATTCAGGCCAAACTGCTTCTGTTTTAGTTCCGTGGTCCAAGATTGCTGGAAATTCGACCACTTCCCACTGGTCAGCTTTAACTTCTTTTTGATTTTGCAGTAAAATTCCAGTTAAATCTTTTTTACTCCACCTAGTCATTACTAAAATAATTTTTCCACCTGGTTGAAGACGTTGTCTTGGTCCAGATGTGTACCATTCGTACGCATTTTCCATAGCTGTTGGAGACATTGCATCTTGTTCCGAGTGCGGGTCATCAATAATTAGTAAATCAGCACCTCTTCCAGTGATAGCTCCACCAACACCAGCAGCAAAGTACTCTCCACCTTGCGCAGTTTCCCATCTTCCTGCAGCTTGACTGTCTTCTTGTAGTCTAGTTTTAAAAATTTTTGCATATTCTTCGGAGTCAATTAAGTTTTTTGCCTTACGACCAAACCTAATTGCAAGTTCTCCAGTGTGGGTTGCTTGAATAATCTTTAATTTTGGATTACGGCCCACCATCCATGCAGGCAAAAGATAAGATGCAAACTCAGACTTAGTATGTCTTGGTGGCATGTTTACAATTAGACGGGTAATTTTACCTGTTGCAAGGTCATTAAATTTTTTTGCTATGTGTCTATGATGCGCGCCTTCAATGAACTCGGGCCAAACACATTTAACAAAGGATAAAAAATCTTCTTTTGCTTTATTTTGAATTTTTTTCTCTGCATACATCACTTGAAGTTGCAGGAATTTTTTACGAACGTCTGATGGAAGTTTACTTATATCTATATTATCTAAATTCATACAAAATTTTTAAAAAATTTTTCGCACCCTTATAGGATGTTGAAGAAGTTTTTACCACCATTGACTCTCTAAATCAAGCAATTCAACCTAGAGTAGTGGGACCCCTTTTTATTTATTTGGGGATCGACCTTTTTTATTCAAACTTTTTTGGGTTTGGGTTTGGTACCTCTATTGAAGGGGGGAAGCAGGGGCGATCGCTCGCCCATGCTGTTGGTTGATGATTAGTCTAGCAAGACCATGTAAGCTTTGGCATTGTTCTTACGAAACCAATCGATATTCTTACGTACAATGTCCCAATGTCTACTTGCACCGTAACCATGTAACTTGTCATCAGCTGTTGCTAACATCTCAGCTACAAATAACTCGTCGTGTTTCTTTGCCTCTTCATCAGTTAACTGAATAGATTCGCCATTAAATCTATTTGATCTGATGTTGTGTGTTTGTGTATCTGTTTTCATATGTGGGATCATATAGGATAGATCAATCATTGTCAACTGCGATAATTCTAGTTCTTGTTGCTTGATATGGTACTCGTGTTGGACCATTCGCTTCATCGCCTTGCCATTGATATCTATGACTCTCGTACTTTTCTTTCTCTACCTTGATCCTTGTTTCAAGTGCCTCGCGTCTTGGTGCAATAGCAATGATACTAGTTAGATGAGTTCTAATATATTCCATTAAACAAGATTGATTACAGAAGTAATCCCACATTGATACATTGTTTTCACCTCTATCATAGTTACCATATCTGCCTACTTTAATCTTAATAGTTCTTAAAACTTTATTATCTCCTGAACCACGAACCCTTGATTGTGTTGGTTGTTCATGACACAACGGACCATGACACCAATTATAATCGCTCATGCTTTCCTCACAGAATAATTAACCGCAGTTCTTGGGTGTTCTGCGTCCACGTCCCAAAAGTTATAACAAGGAAAACCTTTTTGATCTGTCCATTGTTTTGATTTAAATGTTTTGAATTGTCCACTCCACTCGTCATAGTATTCGTGTTCATCAAGTCCACGACACGTTGCAAACTTGTTTCTCGATTTCATAAACCAACTAAAATATTTCATATTTATTCCTTTCTAATTAATGATCTATCCTATCATAAATAGGATAGATCCGTCAAGTGTTAATTTACTCCCTGATTGTTGGTCTCATACAATATCCTTTCAGCTATTTTTTCTTCCCTTGTTTTCTCTCTCTTGTTCTTCATACCTTTAATCCTATCAGCTAAATTTTTAGGATTGTAGATAGTTAAGCCAGTTGAGTTTGTTCTAATTATTTCTGCATCTGAAATATTCAAACCAAGTTCTGTCGCAAGTTCTATTGCCTCGTCTAAATATTTATAACCTTTTAGACCTAACTTAATTTCTTTCATTTGATCTAAAATAGATTTAATCCATTTTTGATGTGCTAATACAAAAAGACTTTTTTGTCGTTTCCAATCAATCAAGAACATATACTCATCTTCGGTACAAGCAATTGACCTATCACGACAATATTCTCTACCAATTAAGTCTAATTGATATTTATCATTCCACTCTTTGCCATAACCTTTGTCATCATCACCAAGATATTTATTGTTTGCGTCAACATATTTTGTTCTATGTGGGTTGTTCTCTTTACCGTCTTGCTCAATCAAAATATCAGGATTGCAATTATCTTGTGCTTTAAGTTCATCACGAAATAAAGCATAGCCATATTCACGATTTCTTGCATTAGAGTAATTGCTTTCAGTATCAATAGAACCATTTAATCTAAAATCAAAATGGCTTTCAATAGTATCTTCTTTCATTATTGGTTTGTCGTCATAGTCTCTATCTTCTTTCATACCTAAATAATGAAAATGAAAACAACTGTCTTTTGCAATCGTACTTACATTCTCAAATTTATTTTGAAGATAATATGCCTTTTCAACATCATCTTCGGTATAATGCCTACGAACAATTTTCTTTGCCATGTTCCACGCATCATCATTTATGTCAATTTGATCTCCTTTTAAATTGTCATAGTTTTGTTTTTCAATAGTATCTTCTTGTTCAAGATGTACTCTCATACGATTAGCAATCTTGTTCCGATACTCTTGATTTAGTCTTATTCTACTCATTTTTGCCTTTCTGTTTGTTTGCATAATTAAATTAATATACTACTTGACATTACTTGTCAATAGGATTATATAGGAATAACTAAATTCTTTTGAACATCTAATTTAGTTGGGACAACTTCTGGTTGTAGTACATCACACCGACAATAGTCCGTCTTTGTGCTATGAACCAGAACTGATCCCTGATCCATTACGCTGGCACATTAATAAGTGTCTATGTAACAAACGAAAGGGTGGAATGGATCTGGGATCAGGACTTGAGATGAATTAGCTATACACCCTCATCTCCTGATCCCTGATCTTAGACGGGGCGTGTACCCGGAAACCATGTGTTTTTTAGATATATCAAAAACACTCTAAGATCTGGGATCAGTTGTGTTGGAAATGGCGTTGGAATGTCCAACCAGAGAAATCTGTTTGCCATAAGACAACTGATCCCTGATCCATTGTGTTTCGGAGCAGTACGCTCTTACCAGATGCAATGGATCTGGGATCAGTGTTGTAGCTGTGGGAATTGACCCACTATAGTTCAGGTCGCGATGCTCTCAGCATGGGATTGTAGGGTTGCAAACCGAACTCCTCGCCTGCACGGGACAACAACTGATCCCTGATCCAGACGGTAAATCGAGATGCTAGCTAAGAAACCTATCTGGATCTGGGATCAGGAATTATGAGAAAAAATCAGCGGCATGCGGCCGGCCTATACGTGCTCGCCAGGTTTTGCTCATACGTGTTCTATAGTAAGCACGTATGGGTTAGTATGAAATTATGAGTAGACAGTTAGAAAGTTATGGAATTAATATATTACAGCTTCACGCAGCATGGCTCCTGGACAACGGCTACAAGCGCGAAGCTTCAAGCTGCAAGCGGCAGATTAGAATGATTCTAAAGAAGCAGCAAGCTTCAAGCGCCAAGCTTGACAAGCTTCAAGCAGCAAGCTATAGTAGGATTATAAAGGAGAATTATGTTAAAAAAAGAAGCTAGAAAAATAACCGGTGGACTGAGTGCACCAAACAAGATGCCTGGACCATCGATCAACCTGCCAGCGTGGAACTGTATAACCGGCCTCAAGCTGCAAGCTGTAAAGAATTCTGTTTGCGCCGGCTGTTACGCCATGAAGGGTAGATATAGATTCCCGAATGTACGTGAAGCAATGGACCGGAGACTGGCAGCATTGACCGACCCGAGATGGGTAGACGCAATGGTAACACTAGTTAAAGGAAGTATGCAACAGGACGCCAGAGACCAGGCACTGGATGCCAACACGTGAAGTAAAATTTCTAAAGCTCATGGACCCGGACGTGGTGCCTAAAAATTTAATTATTAGAATCTCTTCTCATATGATAGATCAAGGGCCCGTGAAGCATTGGCCATGGACCAGCACTGTGGTGACATCTGGCAAGACATGCCCTGCAGCTGAGCAAGGCAATAAATGCAAAGAATGCCGTGCATGCTGGGACAGATCTGTTAAGAATGTTGCATACGGTAAACACTAATGGAATTCAAACACCCAAAATATTATGCAGAGCTCAGGAAGCGCGCGAGAGAACAAACTGCTGCCTGGTATAAAGCGAACAACCTCCAAGCTTCAAGCTCCAAGCGTCAAGCATCAAGCAACACTAAACCAGAACCTAGTTCAGGTTCTGAAATTTTAAGCAACAAGCATCAAGCGTCAAGCAGCAAGCATCAAGCTTAGGCCTCAAGCCACAAGCTACAAGCTCCGAGATCCTTGAACCAGGGATCAAGAAGTATTGAACAAGTTTCGAGGACCTTTGACCAAGGGCCTCGACTAAGATAAATGTATTCTTAGAATGTGTCTTATGGAACGCAATTTGGTGTGGTGAAAATCTAACTTTATTTCCTTTTGTAACTTTTAACTCTACTGTGAAAAAGGTGCCAGAATTATTGTAGCCCAATAGATCAGGAGTCCCCAAAGAGCTAAGGTTTTCAATTCTAATCCACGAAATTTCTTTCGAAAATTTACGAAGTTTTTTATATAATTTAGCTTCCGGACCCATAAGGATTTTGAGGTGACATCGTCGTCCATTTAATAATCTTTCTGTAACTTTTCAGGTAAGATTATACTCGATGGTTTTTGAGTTTTAATAACTAATCTATGCGCAACACGACCTTTGTGTCCTACAATGGGAATAGAATTTTCATGCACTTCAAGACGTCTGACATCAGCTAGCTTACCATTTACTTCTACAAAGACCTGAGCATTTTTAATTGCATCCGATCCTTCTGTGAATTGGGCTAAGAATTGTTGTAGGTCTTGTACTCTCATAGACCAGCTTTTTTTAGTATGTCCCTATAATCTTCAACTTGTTTTGCAAGATACTTATTATCTCTTTTTAAGTCACGCATTTCAGGAGAGTTATTTCCAATCCCTTTTAGTAAAGCCATTTCATTTTCAACTTCTTGTATTTTTGATTGTAATTCTCCATTTAATTTTTGATGTGAAGAATCTATCGTTTGCAGGTTATTATTCTCTTCTGCTAATCTGTCAATCTCTTTTTTTAAATCAACATTCTTAGTAGCTAACTCTTCAACTATTCGTTTGGTGCCTTCCAATTGATTCGCAGTTTTAACCCATTCAGATTCTTTCATCTTCCATTTCCAAATTTCTCGCTTATGTTGGTCAATGATTAAACTAAGATCTAATGTGCCTCTATCATCTTTATTATTTTTATCTTTCATATATTGACAATATAGGATAGTTACCTTAAATTGTCAAATATGAATTTTTTAATATGGCATCTATTAGCCATACTATCTGTTATGGGTTGCAGCTTTATAATTGGATACAGCATAGGAAGGAAAAATGGGAGTTCCAAAAAGATTAACTGAAATGCAAAAAAGATTCGCAGAGTTCATCGTATTTGGTGGACCTGACGGACCGGTCTCTCAGGGAGAGGCAGCTAAATTAGCAGGATACTCAGAAAAGAGAGCCAGACAGGAAGGATCAGAACTCATGAATCCTAGACTGTCTCCACTTGTGGCAGCATATGTTGGTAAACTCAAAGAAGAAAGACTTAAAAAATTTGAAGTGAGCTACGAAGGGCATGTAGCTGAACTAGCTCGTATTAAAGAATTGGCCTTAAAAAAGGGCTCTTTCTCTTCCGCTGTAAATGCAGAAACAAATCGAGGAAAGGCAGCAGGATTATACATAGACAGAAAAATAATAAAAACTGGTAAATTAGAAGACATGTCAGAAGAGGAGCTACAAATAAAAATGAAACAAATTTTAGACGACTACGCACCGCTTTTAAATGCAAAGACGGTTGAAGGTGAAGCAATTGAATCTCCTAAAGTTTCTGAATCTTCCGAACCCACTGACGTGGAATCATCGTTCGATCCCCAAAAGAAAAAGAACCATCGTCTTCCCGATCAAAAGAAGCAAAAAGTTTAATAGACTTATCATCCTTAGAATATAACCAACCTTCATTAATTGGTCTTGCAAGTCTCATCTTATCAAACTCTCTATCGGTAGCCCAGCCAGAGTCACTCACACAATCGATCCACTCCACTCTGACTTTAGGATAAGGTATGTCGGGAGTTCCAAATGATGCAACAGCTTTTCTTCTTTTCTTAGGCATATAAGAGTTCTACCAGATAAATCACTAAATGTTAACAGGTCTCGCGCGCGCGAAAGGCACCACAGCTATGGACATTATATAATGTCCTTTTTTAAAAAAATGTCCACTAAAATGTCCACTAAAATCGATTATAACCATTGGTATTGCTATCTTTTTTTCTTTTTGGACATAAAGACACTTTTTTTTCACGTTTTTTTTTAACAACACTAAATTATCTCCAGAATCTCTTATAGAAAATGTCCAGTCTAATTTGTGCCATAATATTGCCTCAATATTGCCATATTCTCCTTGGCTTCGGCAACTTTATGTAACAATTTGTCAACCTCGCCTGTAATATCAGTATGTTCTACAATTACAGGTTGTGGAGAAGTCATAAGATAATCTATTTTTAATAGCGCGTCTTCCATCTCATATTGATACTTCATCATCAAGGTTTTATATATTTGTTCTCTCACTTGTCCTCCTTCTTCTTTAATGAATCACCAAAGGTGCCTCTAAAGCCCCATGATCCGTGGTGCGTGGTCCATGAGTTAAGATTCGCGTAAATCTTAATACTGGCACGCTTAGCGAGCTCACAGAAGGCCAAATCCTCACCCTTCCAGGTATGATCCTTAAAATCAGTATCCCAAAAGTTATACATATACTTCTCAATAGCTCCCTTATGACCCACCTCAGCATCCATCTTATCTTGGTGTTCCTTATTAAATTTAATCTTTTTATTAGGATACTTCGCCATCATGACTTTAAACACTGACTTATGAATTAACATTAATCCCGCAGGAGCCGACTTCAATTCTACTAAATCAAAGGGTAAAATTTTAATATTATTAGGATCTGGGAATTCCACAGGGTATCTAGTTTTAATTGGATTCTCTTTTAACCTATAAGGAGTCACAACAATATCTTTTTCAGGAATTAACATCCTAAGTGAAGCATCATGAGAGAATTCTATATCGGCATCCACACATAACATATAATCATATCCTGAAGCTATGAATCCAGCGGTCAATAGATTACGCGCATGAGTCACTAGTGATGACTTAACCGATTTAAATACACACTCGACTCCTGATTTAGATAGCACCGCATAAGTATTTAATATACTTACACACGTCTCTACCTTCATCGTATCATAGCACGGCATTGCAATAAAAATTTTTGGTTTAGGTTTATTCTCCATTAAAAAAATCCTCCGGGTTCATTGGTTTAGTTATCTTCTTCTCACCGAACTGTTGTTCGTGATACATGTCAAGTCTTTTAAGAAACTTGTGTTTCCAAGATCTTAAATCAGCGTCTTGAAACTTGAATTCTTGGTAATATAGGTCAGGAGTACAGACCATAATAATTCCTTGTTTAATTTCTGATTGATAAACATGATCATGTGCCATACAATACGCGGCGATTTGTAAAAAAT